AGAAAACTTCCTAAATCTTTGCCTCTACTTCTTACTTGTTCTATTGCTCTTCTCTGTGCTGCTCTATTCTTTTCAGATTCTTCACTTCTCTGATCTTTTTCTTTCTGTTTTGCAACAGCGACTGCATTTGCAATAACTTGTTTTAAGGGTACAGGTTTTGGTGGTTCTTTTGCTTTTACAGTACCACCTTCTTTTGCTGTAACAGTGCCACCCTGTTTTGCAGTTACACCTAATACTTTGTTTGCTTCTTCTACCTGTTGTGCTTTTACAGGATCGTTTTTGACATCACTTGCAGTTGTGTTTTCAAGTATTGTTTCTGCTTGTGCTTTAGTAGGTGCTTCAACAGTTTGTGTAACAACTTCCTCAGGAGTTTTAGGCAACTCACCAGTTTCAGTAAATGTTTGAAAAGCCTCTGTTTCTTCTGTCTTTGTTTGTAAAGCTTCTGCAAGGTTCTTCTGAAATACCTCATCTGGTTTGAATGTGCCTGTTGCTGCACTTGCTATTGTTCCAAACAGTCCCATAGCCTGCCCACCATACTTGCCGCCAGATGATATACTGTCAGCTAATGACATTGTACCTGGCTCACCGAATGGTGTACCATCTAACTCTTTTGCAAATACATACCAATCATTGCCTGTCCATTTTGCACTCGGTTTTAGACCTGCTGCGACTAATGCATCGAACTCTTTTTGGTGCTGTGTGTTCCATCCTTTTGGTGCGTTATCACTAACTGTTGTCCCCCCAAACAAACCATCAGTAAGAGATAAATCAGAGAGATCGTCAAAAGAAAGATTATCGCCCTCACGAACATCCATACCATTGAAAAAACTTTGCGTTCCACTGTCTTTGACCTCCTCAAATGTCGGTTGGTTCAATTCAGTTGTATCTTCTAAGAGTTCTTCTGTTGTGTCGGTTGGCTGTCTACTGCTCAGTAAATCGACAAGTGTACCCTGAGCATACCCTCTGGGAGCATAAAGGTTTCCTTGCCCAGAGTACTTGTAATAAGGCAGCATTGGTGCTTGTGGAAAAAACTCAGTCATTATCCTGCCACCAACTTAGCCTTTTCAATTTCAAGTTTTTCCTGTTTCTGTCTTGCATCTGTTTCTGCTTTCTGTTGATCAAGTTCCAACCTTGCGACTTTGACCTGTGCATCTGCGGCTGCCTTCTGTGTGTCTGCCTGTACCTTCGCAGCTTCTACCTCAACAAGTTTGTCAGTTGGTGACGGCCCTTGCTGTGGCGGCTGTAATGCTTCGAGTGTTTCTTCCAACTCTCTTGCACCAGAAAAACCTTTTGCTGCAAAGAGTAACATCTGTTTTGCCTGTTCAAATCCCAACGCACCAGATGAAACCAATGGGCCAACTGATTGCAGGAACTGCACTGATGCTGTCAAAAACTCTGTTCTCTGTTTTTGATCAACTGCTGCATCTATAGCCTGTGATTCATCAGTATCTATTCTGACCCTGAAACACCGCAATCTGTCATCTTTCATCACAGCAATCATTTCAGGTGTTACCTGTACAGAAGTAATTTTCTGCAATACATCAGGCTCTAAGTTCTCTACAAGCATCTCACCTTTCATTTCCATGATCTGATCCATGAAACGCTCTAGTTCTCTCTGCCTGTTGACCAATCGCATAGAACCAAACTGCCCTTTTATTCGCTGTGCGGTAGCGGTTTCCCTATTCGCTGATTGTCCTCTCATAAGATCGGAGATGCCCACTATTTCATATATAGTCTGTATAATGACCTGTCTTGACTGATACAGTTGCTGTAAAGCCTGGATAATGCCTGCTAGTGGTGCTTCCTGCATAACATTCTGCAAACCACCGCCTGCCTGTAACATTGCCATATTGTCTACTGGTACAAACTGATTATCTGCGGCATCTGCCAATCTTTGCAGTTCAGAGAAAGAAGCATCATATACACCTCTTCTTTTCAGTGCTTCAGTCAGTACACCAATTCTTGCTGTTATCAAATCAAGTTCTGCTACCTGATCTTCATAAATCATAAACTCTGGTACTGGTGTTGTTGTGGTTGTTGTACTCACAGCATACATAGGCTCAGGACAGGGCCAGAAGTTTATCAGGTTATATGGGTCATCATTTTCTTCAAGTATCTTATCATGCCCCATAGCAACAAAGATTTGCTTGGAAGAACGCTTATCCCAGATTTCATATACCTCTGCTCTATCTGTCTCTGCGTTTGCATCTTCACTATAATCGTAATCAGGCCTGTAGGTTAGAGGTATATTCATGGCAGCTTCTTCACCATATCGATCAATCAACTGCTGTTTAGTCATCAGAATACGAAATGCAATCCAGTTTACATCATCCCATACCCTGTTTGGTTCAATCGTAAAATCAGACCAATGCACATACTCACAATAGATAGACTGTTCACCAACAACCTCTTCTCTGTCACCTTCTACGAACAGCCCTCTTGTATCCTGTTTTATCTGATCTGGTGTAAACTCCTCACCATCTCTGCTGACAAACCTGAATACACCTTCACCAATCGGTTGCTGTTCTATATCAATACGCTTTGGTTCACCTTCAATAATCACAGGATCATAACGCATCCTGACAACGCCTCTGCCAGTGATGAGCATATCTTCAATGGCCCTACGCATTGTGCCGTCAAAGTTGTACATATCTAGCTGATACAGCAATGCACGTTCTATCAGTTCTGCAATGGCTCTACCAACAGGATCACCATCTCTAAAACGCCTGGTGACTTTTGGTCTTGGAGTTTTAAAGTACAGAGCAGATTTCAATGTATCAACATTGCTGTAAAAGATGTTCATGGTATGAAAGGGTCTATCCTGCCTATCCATTCCATCATCTCTGTATTTATCAACTAAAGCCTGTGACCTTTCACGCCACATTTCTTCAAAAGTGCGAGCCTCTCTTATCTTATCATTCCAGTAAGCTGCTCTATCTTCTTCTTTTGTTGGCTCAGTATCGCCTGATCCATATGCCAATTACAGTCTCCATGTTTTGTATGGTTTTGCGTTGTCAAGACCTGCCATCATTTCATCTATGGTTGGCGGTCTAAAAATATCTTCTTCCATTTCAGGTATCGGTCTTTGATAACTGCGGCTCATAGCTGAGTAACGCAATTCATCAACTGCATGATCTTCCTGTTTTGTATTAATATCCTCTGGTCTGTGCTGATCATGCTGCATCAGAGGTAATGTCCTTATAAGGTCAGTACAGGTTTCAAACAGGTACAGCATCGGTGTATTATCTTCACCAATTAAACGCTGTCTTATCTGATCCCACCCTGCAACTCTTGAATTATCTGCCCTTCTAAAACGTACACCCAACTTTGCCATACGTTCTCCAATAGATGGGCCAGATTCCCATTTCCATATCGATGGATCAGCTACAGAATAATCTATGCGTTCAAAGCCTTCTCTGCTTTTTATCCCTTGAGCAACTTCTTCGGCAGTCAGTTTCAACCCCCTGTCTGGCCCTGCTGCCCCATACCATTCACGATACTTAATCAATGCACCATCTGGGTAATCATCAGACTGCTGTGCAACAGTGTACCAACCAACACAGAATGGCTTTGTAGAACCCCAATCAAAGCTTCTAAAGCGTACCCAGTGTTCTGGTATTTCAAACGGCTTTACAACATGGCGATCTCTCCTAAAGACATCACCAAAGAAAGAACCAACAACTAAATCCCAATCACCTTCTCTTAATGCTCTCGCCAACTCAAAAGGCAAGCCAGACAAAGATGCACCATAATTAGGGTCAATAAACTTGTTATCCTCCATCCTTGAAGGAATATACATTGACAACCAACCCTTATCGCTCTTGTTGCGTGGATCTTTCATCGTCACATCATAAAAGTACGTTTCAGGCGGTGATGGATCAATGTACAAGGCTTTTAAGAAATTATGACTAATACCACCTGGATTAGCCGTCATTACCAATCTTGGCAGATATTGTGTCTGTTTCGGTTCATACCCACCTAAACGCAATCTACTTTTTATATAGCCAAGCTGATAGGCTGACATCTGTCCTGCCTCATCAATACAGGCTAGGTGTATTTCTGCACCCTGAATACGATCACAGTCTGAATCTCTTTCAAGATACTGAAACTGTATATAAGAGCCATTATAGAACTCAAATCTTTTCCTAGACTCAGAGAAGTTGCCCAGTTCTGTTGGCAACTCCTTCTTAATCTGCTGTATATGGTTGCTTTCTAACTCAGGCAATGACCTTCTAAAGATATATGCCTGCAAGCCAGGATTTTCACAGCAAAATGCAATGCAATCCCATCTTAATGCATGGCTTTTACCACCTCCGACAGCACCACCGAATAATATCTGTCTTGCTCTACATTTATGAAGCAATGCCTGTTTAGGCTGCGGATCATATTCAAGCTTTATTGTTTTTGCCATTAAGTAGACCCATCATCATCTCTTAATGCGGCAGCAGTTGCAGAAACTGCTACAGGGCCTACAATGCCGTATTTCTCCAATATCTTAATTAATTTATCATCAAAGATTACAAAGTTTGTAGCTTCACTGTCTGTAATACCTGATAACTGACCTGATTTATATTTTATGCCTTTGATACCTTTATTAGATAATTCTTCCATAAAAGCATCGTCTGGAATTGTTCGCATACTTTTTACAGATTCTAATAAAGTTCCAAAATCTGCTGCTTCAGATACACTATATTTCTCATAAAGTGGCTTGAGTATTTTTTTAAATTTTTCAGGCTGTTCTTTTAAAGACAAATCATAATCAAGCAGTTCTTCAGGTTTTGGCTCTAAAGCAACTTTATAGGTTTTGCCTGTCTGTATTTTAATATCGTCTGCATTTATTTTTAAAAGTGCATCTTTTTCCATTTGAAAAGAGTCAACTAATAAATCTTCTAAACTAGAGCCATCACCAAGATCTATTGTGCCAACATCAGAACCCTCTTGTCCTGCTTTACTATATCTTTCTATTTCTGAATCAAGTCTTTTTAAAAGACGTTTCTTTGATTCTTCTGGTGTTGCTAATTTTGGATTTGCAGGTAAATAACTTGCAATATCTTCTTGTAACTTTGATAAAACTTTATATTCTGCTGAAGCACTCTCTGCTGCTGCGGTATCACCTAAATCAACAAATTTTTCGCCTTTGTATTCTAATCCTAATTTTCCTCTTAGCTGATCTTGAAAAGATACTTGGTTCTTATAAAACTTGGCAATATCTTCACTGTCAGTAAAATACAAACCATATCCAAATGCCTGCGCACCTTCACCAGTGCCTATCTTATCCAACTTAAACTCATCAAAGTCTGCACCACTACCATGAAAGGCAATAATACCTGGCTGTGTCTCTGTAGGCGGTTCTACTTTGGCTATGCTTCCAACATCACTGGCAACGTCTGTAGCTTTACTAATTTTTCTAGCTGCACCAGGTGCTTTCATCATTGCACCCAGTAATGCACTTGTACCTAAAGTCAATGGAGCAGCTATGGTTGCAATATCTCCTGCAACCCCTAAAGCCTGCAACCCTGCATCAGTAAATTGTCCTTCTCTAATGTTCTCACTAAAGCTAGGCAATGGCTGACCTGTAATATCTACCGCACCACCATAAGCATCTACTATCCCTGCTCCTGGAAAGAAGGAAGTACCTGTAACGGCTGTACCATATCCAGTTCTAGCTGCAACCTCTGGATCAACAAAAAAGCTACCCCCTGCATCTGCTCCTATTCCAAAAGGGCCACCACCTAGATTCTCACTGGCTCTCTGTATTGGTTGCATTAACATCTGTGCAACCATCTGTGGATCAAATTGTGTCATTGCAACCCTTCTTCTATGCAACCTGTTATTGTGCAACCTGTGTAACTAATATTTTGTGTTGGCGTGAGTGTGATATATACACGTTCGCTGTCACGACAGCACCGGCCCTGTGGGGCTTGGCATGGGGGCTATGTGGTGACTATGTGGTGACTAACTTTCAGAAACCTCAGGGTTATCAATGGTTACAGAGTCAATGGTCACAGGTTCTGTACTTGTATCCCTCATTATGTTTATCTGTAGGTTCATTGCGCCTAACTTATTGTTTTCATTACCAAATATTTGTTTATGTGTACGCTCTAGCACCCAACTATCCCTAGATCGGA